TGCAAATCAATCCGCAGCACAACAAGGTGCAAGAGGTGGACAAACGCAACCAGCATTTAACCTAGTAGGTAGGTCAAATGTAAACCAGTTACAAACAGGTATAGAACAACAAGAGCAGTCGCCTGTTAGGGCTTTTGTAGTCAGTACAAATGTAACTAGCCAACAAGAAGCAGACAGAGCAACGGAAGGACAAGCAGCCTTTGGATAAATAATTTTTGCTTATTTGTGTAACAGACTTAATAAATAAACGTTATAATAATATGAGAATATTCGCAGTAGAATACAATCCTTTAGAAAACGAGGGTATTTATGCCCTTTCGGTGGTAGAACAACCAGCTATGCAGAGCCAATGGGTAACGCTAAACGAAAATAAGTTAGAGTTAAAAACTATTGACGATGAGCGTAGAATTTTAATGGGGGTTGCATTAATTCCTAATAAACCTATTTATCGCAAAGATAGAAGCGGAGAGTACAACATTGTGTTTTCTAAGAACACTATTGAAAAAGCAGCACACGACTTTGTAAAAAAGGGCAACGTAAATAACTCAACTATTGAACACGAGATTGATTTAGGAAGCGATGCTGTGAGCGTTGTAGAGAGTTGGATAGTTGAGGATGATGTACACGATAAGAGTCGCAAATTTGGTTTCAAAGAGCCTGTTGGCAGTTGGTGTGTAATGATGAAAGTACATAGCGACGAAATATGGGCAAAGGCTAAAAAAGGAGAAATTAAAGGATTTAGTATAGATGCCTTTTTTGATTTAAAAGAGTTAAATGTTAAAAATCAAGTAAATATGAGTGAACAAAAGAAGTCTTTGTCGCTTGTTCAGAAACTAGGGAAAGCATTGCTAGAACTAGGTTATGACGAGAAAGAGGACAAAAAAGTTAAGATGGCATCAGTAATGACTGCTGATGGTCTTGAGATTATGCACGAAGCAGAAACACTAGAAGCAGGTGTTAATGTATTCGTAGTAAACGAGGACGAGCGTGTACCTCTTCCTGTTGGCGAATACAAACTAGAGGATGAAAAAATTCTAGTTATCGCTGAGGAGGGTATCGTTGCAGAAATCAAAGATGCAGAGCCAGAGCAAGAGTTAGAAAAAGACGAGGAAAAGAAAGAGGAAGTAGAATTGACTGAAAAGGAAATGAACTACCTAGCTGACCTTGTAAACAAGACTTTAGGTCTGTCTGAAATGAAGTCTGCTATTGAGAAGTTAAACGCTCAAAACGTAGAATTAAAATCTCAACTAGAACAACTAGGGGAGCAACCAGCAACTAAAAAAGCACAACCAAAAAAAGAAGTAAAATTATCAGAGCCTAAGACTGCAAGAGAACGCATCTTAGCAAAAATTCAAAAAAATAAATAGTAAAAAATGGCAACAACAACAACAGTAACAACAAACTATGCTGGTAAAGCAGCAGGGGAGATAATCGGACAAACTTTCAAAGAAGCCGACACTATCGCAAAAGGATTGGTAACAGTATTACCAAACGTAAACGACAGAATTTCTTTACGTCGTATTCGATATACTGACGGTACAACTGCATACACTTGTGGATTTGCTCCAGCAGGTGCAATCGTAATGGATGAAAAAGAAGTAGTACCTGTAAAGTTAAAGAATGACCTAGAAGTTTGTAAAGAGGACTTTAGAAAGACTTGGTCTGAGGACTTATTCGGAGAGTCAGCGTTCAACGATAATATGGCTGCTGATATTCAAGAGGCTATTTTAGCACAAGTATTAGAAAGTACTGCACAACGTACAGATGACCTAATTTGGAATGGGGACTCTGCAAACGCTGGAGAGTGGGATGGTTTTGTTAAATTATTTAATGCAGATGCAAACGTAAACAAGCCTGCATTTCCTGGTGCAATTACTGCTGCTACTGTACTAGACGCTTTAGATACTGCAACCGCTGCAATTCCTTTCGCACTACGTCGTAAAGATGTTAAAATCATTATTTCTCCAGACGTTGCAGATGCTTACACTAAGTACCTAATTGAGCAAGGCTCTGCAAATGGTCTAGGTGGTAACGCTAACACTAACCTTATTTATGGTCGTTATACTTTAGAAGTAGTAAACGGATTAGAAGATAACACTATTATCGCATACGAAGTTAAGAACCTTGTATTTGCGACTGGTCTTTTAGCTGACCACAACGAAATCCGCATCCAAGATATGGATGAGGTTTTACTAGACGGTAACGTTCGTATGAGAATGGTTTACAACGGTGGTGTAGGTTACTACAACTCTGAGGATATTGTTTACTTAAACGCGACGGTATAATATGAGTTGCCTAGTAACAAAAGGTCGTACCGAGCCTTGTAAAGACACGCTAGGTGGAATTAAAGCCTTGTATTTTGCAAATTTTGCAGAAGCTGATGGTGCTTTCACAGTAACGGGTAGTGAAGTAACTGCAATTGATGCAGCACTGACAACTGTTTACAAGTATGAAACACTTGCAGAGGCTAATACATTTGACCAAGCGATAATCGGAAGTAGAGAAAACGGAACTAGAGTTAATACACAAACTCTAACTGCGGTGTTAAAAAAGCAAGATGCAGCGACACACGCAGAGATTGATGCAATCGTAGCAGGTAGACCAGTTGTAATCGTAAGAGATAACAACAACAACTACCACGTTGCAGGTATCAGCGAAGGAATGGAAGTAACAGGAAGTACTATCGGGACAGGTGGTGCAAAGGCTGACTTTAACGGCTATAACTTAACGTTATCGGCTCAAGAGAACGAAATAGCACCTTTAATGGATGCTTCAACCATTACGGCACTTGAAGCCTTAGTAGATAGTTCGCCTATCAATCCGTAATAATTTCATTTTGTTTTTGTTTGAAAAGCACCTCTAGTTAATTCTAGGGGTGTTTTTTTGTAACACTTTTTTGTTTTATTACGTTATAATAATATGAAAGTAATTAATACAGATTTAAGTCTATTCCCTTTTTTGTTTATACCTAGACGCTATGACTTTGGCACGTTATCTTTTGTGATAACAAGGGAGAAAGACGGAAAAACATTTACACCTACGGCAAACGACACTATCGGCAATGCTCAACGCAATAGTTTAGGATATATTACCTTTGTGCTAGACACTACTGACAAAGGCTTTGAGTTGGGCGGTACATCTACTATAAATATTTTTGATACTGAGGGGGTTATTTATAGAGGTAAATTATTTGTAACTACTAAAAGCGACTTACAGAATTACGAAATAATAGATATTAACGAGAACATAATAGACCTATAATGGCAAACGACATAAGATTAATACAACTTAACAACTACGTTAAGCCAGAGATAAAAGAGGACAAGCGTAATGATTGGGTATTGAATGGAAAGTACAACGATTATTTTCACTATGTAAACGATAGATACATAGGCAGCCCTACAAACGCAACGATTATAAACGCTTATAAGAACCTTACTTTAGGTAAAGGTCTAAAAGTACGCAACGCTGCTAGAAACGCATCACAATACGCTGAAATGCTTAGAGCATTACCTAAAAAAGATGTACGTAAAATGGTATCTGATTATGTAGTTTATAATAACGCTGCATTGCAGTTAATCCCATTAAAGAATGGTAAGCGTGTAGCTAGTTACATTGACGTTACTAAGTTAGCTTTTGAAAAGGCAAACGATGAGGGCGAAATAAACGGATTTTATTATTGTAAGGATTGGTCTAAGCCTAAGCAAGTTATTCCGGAATACTACCCAGCAATGGGCAAAGGTGCTAGTAATGAGATAGAGATACTTTACATTAACGACAATGCAGACGATAGTGCGTATTATTCTCTGCCTACTTATCAGAGTGGGTTGCAATATGCTGAAATGGAAGAGGAAATATCTAACTATTATATTTCGCATATTAAAAATGGCTTCTCTTTTGGGTATATCGTTAATATGAACAACGGAGTGCCACCTACTGAGGATGAGCGACAAGAAATTGAGCGTAGGGTTAAGGCACAGATGACAGGTTCTAGTAATGCGGGTAAGATTATTATTTCTTTTAACGAGGGTAAAGATGCAGCAGTAGAAATTGTGCCTTTAGAGGTTAGCGATAGCCATAAGCAATGGGAGAATATTAACCAACAGGCGGAAGAGAAAATAATGCGAGCGCATGGAGTGGTTACGCCTATGTTATTTGGTATTAAAAATCAAACAGGACTAGGAAACAACGCACAGGAGTTGGAAACGGGTTTAGCCTTGACAATGGATATGCGTGTAAACCCTACGCAAAACGTAATTATAGAGCATCTAAGCGACTTTTTGACCAGTCAAGATATAGTAGTTGATTTATACTTTGAACCATTAAACGCAAAAGAGCAACTACAAGAAGAAATAGAGGAAAGCCGAACAGAGTTAAAGGTAACTTGCAGCGGACACGACCACATAGACGGAAGTCAGTTTTTAATTGATAAAGGCGAGGATATAGACCTTGAGGAGTGGGAACTTGTAACAGAGGAAACTATCAATGGAGAGCCGGTAGATATAGAGTTAAAAGATGCAGAAATAACACTTGCAAAGCCTTTAAGAAGTAAACCGCAAACCAAATCAGAGCAAGATAACGCACTATTTAAGGTTAGATATGTTTATCGTGGTAACACAAGCCCAGAAAGAGCGTTTTGCAAGGCCATGATGAGTGCTAAAAAAGTTTATCGCAAAGAGGATATAGATGCAGCAAGCAGACAAGTGATACAAGCAGGAATGGGTCCGAACGGAGCTGATACATACAACATATTTTTGTATAAAGGTGGTAAATATTGCAAGCATTTTTGGCAAAGACAAATATATCTAAGAAAAAATAATAAAAAAATCAGCGTTAATGAGGCTAGACGTAGAATTTTAGATTTAGAACCTAGCGACAGAGCAGATGTAAGGCTACCAAACAACCCTAAAGAGGTTGCACAAATAGCAAGTCCTAGTAATGATTTTTGGGCTTATAACGGATAGGTGGTGTAGTATTGTAAACAATTTCGTATATTTACTTAAAAATAAGTAGATATGGAAATTTGGAAACCAGTAAAAGGATTTGAAAAAAGTAACGAAGTAAGTAATCTAGGAAACCTAAGGTCAAAAGACAGGTTTATTAATAAAAAAAATGGTCAAAGTTTTTTTAGAAAGGGAGTAAATAAAAAATTTAGAAAACACAGAGATGGTTACAATAGATGTAATATAAAGGTTAATGGTAAAAGCTATGATGTTATGCAACACAGATTAGTTGCTGATGCTTTTATACCCAACCCAAATAATTACAAACAAGTAAACCATAAAAACGGAATAAAAGATGACAATAGAGTTGAAAATTTAGAATGGTGCGATCAATCTCAAAATATTCAACACGCAGTAAAAAATAGATTAATAAAAACTAAACTAACAGATAAGCAAGCGATAGAAATTTATAACTCTGAATTAAGTCAAAGAAAACTGGCTAAAATATATGAAGTAAATCACAGTATTGTTTGGAGGATAAAGAATAAGAAAGCGTATAAACACCTATGGAATAATGAGCGAAGTAATTATAATCACACCGACGGAAATTGTAAAAAAGACACCACTAAGCGGCAACGTGGACGTGGACAAATATGCTTTTTTAATTCCAGACCAGCAAAAATATGTACTAGAACCTGTATTGGGTACTGCTTTGCTTAATAAAATTTTGCAAGACATACGAGATAACGGAATAGATAACTTAACAGGTCATTATCACTTTATTACGTTTAACTATCTTAAAGATATTTTAATAAATTCTGTGTTTGCTGAATACGTAAATTTTGGAGATGTATCAATAGACAACAATGGTGTATTTAAAGTAACACCGCAAGATAGTCAGATAGCAGACGAAAATACTATTTTAAGAATAGTAAAAAGGTACAGAGAAAAAGCACAGGTTTATTTAGACCGCTTAGAGCGTTATTTATGCGATAAAGGTCATTTGATACCAGAATACCAAAACGCTCAACCAGAGGACTACGACATAGACCCTATGCGTGATAACAATATAGTAGGTGGTTTGTATTTACGTGGTACAAAGAAGTTGCCTTGGTATTTAGACCCTAGCGATAGATAAACAGATAACCATAGTTATATGAGTTGCGGAATAACAAATAGTAGGTCAGAGCCTTGTAAGGACATTTTAGGCGGTATTAAGAACGTTTATTTATGGAAGTGGGCTAATGTACCTTTTTGGCAAATACAAGGCGTTAAAGGCGTTGATTTAACGTCTTACCCTACTACTAATGTTTTTAAGTTTGAAACCATTGCAGATGCTAACGATTATAATGAGGGCTTGCAAGAGGATAACGCATACGAGCAAACTTTGAATGTAACATTAAAACGTGAGGACTTAGATACTAATATACATTTAGCAAGGTATCAAAATATAGTCTTAGGAGTAATAGTAGAGGATTATAATGGCTTTTTTAGGTTAATGGGTGCTTATAATGGGTGTGAGATTGAAAGTATTAATTTAACAACAGGAGGGGGTAAGGCTGATTTTAACGGCTATCAACTAGAGATTAAGGCAAGTGAAAGATTTAAAGCACCTTTATTTACTGATTTAGAGGGTGTAGGATTTATAATTGATAGCGAAACATTCTATTTACTAGACGATAATACAGGAGCGATACTAACAGACGAAAACACTAACAGACTAATATACGCATAATGGCAGATAAATTATTCAAAGACTACTTTGACGAAAGACAAGAGGACAACTCAATAGTAGGTAACACTAAGATACTTATAAAACGTGGCAACAATGTTAGAAAAATAGACGTTGACCAATTTGCTACGGCTTCACAAGGAGATTTAGCGGATAGCGCGGTACAACCTGCTGAACTAGATAATTATGTAGACTTAACTAGCAATCAAACGATAGGGGGTGTTAAATCTTTTTTAAGCACGACTAAATTTAATGCCAATGGTCAAATCGCTGTGTTTGGCAGTAGCTCTTATACTACTAAATACATACAGGTCAGAGATGGTGCTAATACTGCAGTAAGATGGGGGTTACAAGCTAATACATCTATATCTGCACAAGGAACGTCATTAATGGCATCAGATAAGCCTATTGCGCTAAAAGCAGGGGTTTCTGGCGTTGTGCCTTTTACTGATGTTACCAACCCACATTTATACATAAGCGACACTAACGGCAACGTAGGAATAGGAACAACCTCGCCTACTGCTAAACTAGACGTAAACGGCAACACTAAAATAACAGGTACGCTAGACCTAAACGACGGTAGTAATAGAACTATTGTAGGTACTGATGCAGGTGGGACAGGTGCTAATCAATCAGCATTTGGATATCAAGCAGGGCTTAGCAACACAGGTTCTGCACAATCAGCTTTTGGTTATTGGGCAGGTAGGGCAAACACAGGTGATTTTCAATCGGCTTTTGGTTATGATGCAGGTAGAAACAACACAGGTATAAACCAATCAGCTTTTGGATATCTTGCAGGTAGAAATAACATAGCATCAAATCAATCAGCATTTGGATATATTGCAGGCGAGTCAAACACAGGCGGTAATCAATGTGCATTTGGATATTTTGCAGGTAGACAAAACATAGGCAATAATAACATAGCAATTGGCTTTGAAAGCTCTTATGGAAATGAAGGCGATAATGTATTAAGCATAGGTTATCAAGCAGGGAAAAACAATACTCAAAGCAAACGCACCATTATAGATAACGGATTGCTCCCAGAATTCGCATCATATGCACTAGCAGAGTCAGCATTTGGAACAGGTCAAAGCGGTATGACTTATTTATTTTTTAATACTACAACTAACGCGATAGAGGGAGTAAGATTTTAATTAACTATATTTGAAGTATGGAAATACTTATACAAGCAATCGACAAAGCGACAAGAGCAGGTGTGTACACACTTGATGAAATGGAAGTTATCATAATCGCTCTAAAAGAATTAACCGAAAAATTAAAAAAAGATGAGAGTAATACAAACGAGTAAACAACAAGTAAGCTATTTAGACCACGTAACTAGGTTTCAAGGCTTTATGAACGAGGCTAGACGCGATGACATTTACACAAAAGAGTTGCCAGCAGACGTAGATAGCTATGCGGTTGTAGAGTTACAAGTTAGAAGTATTATAAATGGCTTAGATGCTATTGTAACATATAAGCAAAAAATATCTC